TTAGTGAAGAGATGTATAATATTTGGAAGGAGGATTTAATGCCTAAGAAAAAGAAAAAAGCTAAAAAGAAAAAGAAAAAAGCTAAAGCTAAGAAGAAAAAGAAAAGATAGTTAAGATGTGGAATCCTGATCAGATGTTTGTTGTGGTGATGGTGATTTTTTTTGTTGCAATGTTTTACTTTCTGACTTTGATTCCTCAATAATGGGTTCAAGTTCGTCTTGAAGTTTTTGAGAAACAGTTTTACTAGGAGGTTCAGATGATTGCTTTTTGGTTTTGTTTCGTTTTATTCGCTTTTTTGGTTTGGGCAGTTTTTCAATGGGAGTAACGTTTAAAATTGGTGCATAGTCCTCTAAAATTTGTTTCATTTTGTGTTCTAGTTCTTGCTCTGACATGTCTTCTAGTTTCCCATGTTTTATTATTTTTCGTTCTATGTATAATCCTGCTGCCTTGCCTCGATTGGTTTCAGCGTTTACTGCAGAGGAAAAGCTCCCTCTCTTTAAAGCGGCATCCTTAATTCTTGCTAGCTCAGCCAGGTGTCCATCATAGGTGACTTTGAATTTTTCAAGTCTTTCTTCTTTGAGTTTACCTACATATTGTACGACCAGGGGACTGAGTCTGGGATTCATAAGTTCTGATCCTTCAGATCGAGCTCTCTTCACGCTATAGCCAGCAGCGATGGCTGCTTCGGCCTGAGTCATAGGTCCATCTTTGCCCCCGAATACTATAAACTCGGCGAATCTCATCTGCATTTCAGTTAATCTTTTAGGAACACCCATATTTGACAATTTAAGGTAACATTGATAAAAAGTCAATGTGAATGAAGAAAGTTTGTATTATGGGAGAAATGAGAAAAGATAGAGAAAAAGGATTGCCGAATGATGCAGCGGGTTTGATTGATCATTACAGGCATGAGGTAAGGAAAGGACAGGAAGCCTATGATGAATTGCTTAAGGAGGTTAACATGTTGAGAGGAACAAAACAAATTGTGGAACGTTTGTCTGGGGAGTTTAAGAAGATGAAGAAGCGTGCTCAGGAAGCTGAAACCGAAACTATCCTCGTTAAGGGGATAGGTATAAATTCCCCTGAGATGAAAAGTCTAAAATCAGAAGTTGAAGCTCTCAAACAACAATTACATGTGGATAGGGAAAAATATAAAAGAGAGAATAATGATTTATATAATAGGATTGCGGACGCACTCGAGGTCAATGAGTCACATCAAAAATATAATGGAAAATTACAAGAAAGATTGACAGAGTTAGAGCAAGAGAATATAGAGTTGCATGCTGAGAATAAAAAGATACACAACTATTTAGATGCAAAAATGGATAAGGCCAGAAAATCAGGCATGTAATGTTTGTTAAAGATCTTCAACAATTCTTAAGTAAATTTACCGAGGCTACTCGTGATGGTAAACGTCAAGGCAATACTGTTTCAGAAGCTAAAGTTTATGTGGAGAAGAATGGTTTTTTGGAAGAGATTGTAAGAATGGAAGTGCATACAAACGATGGAACGTTGATTGGTCAACCGAGTCATCGCTTAGTTCTCAAGACTGGAAACCATAGAACATTGAGGATGCCTGATAAGTTAAGGGGCATCTTTTAACAAGCAGTAGCTACTTTGAAAAATGCACTTACATCTGAACGAAAATTATATAAAGATCTTAAAAAGAATACACCTTCCATCCTCTGGAATCGTATTGAAAACCTTAGCTTACTTGGCATGCCTGATGTGTTGGGTTACAATACTTCTGGCCAGTTTTTCACTATCGAATTAAAAGTCGCGCGAGGGAACAAACTCAGATTTTCTCCGCATCAAATCTCGTGGCATGTTACCCATCCTAAACATACATTTATTCTAGCCCGGACCCTCGGTCCGTGCTCCCTGAAACTTATTCCAGGATCCAAGATCCAAGAGCTTGTAACTATGGGCCATGGCCCATGGCCCTCCCTTACTTGGCTTGAGATTTCTGAACTCTTAGAGCTTGTGGCTTGATGCTATGGGTGCTTGGCGCTTGACGCTTGGTGCTTGCCGCTTGTTGCTTGCTGCTTGCAGCTTCTTCCCGATATCCATTCTCCCTGGCCCATTGTTCATGGAGCTCTTCAATGATTCTAGTGTTTCGGATATGTGACATTGGGGACCTCCCTGTCCCAGCATGCGCGGCAGCTCTTGCATTGGTTGCCCTGATCCGAGGCCGGGCAGGTCTTGCTCTTCGAACTAACAGCGCTGGTCCACGGCCACCAGCTGGCGTTTTTACCGTCGATCATATGACCTGACAGTCTAATGATTAAATTGGCCGGAATTATGTCTGGATCTATAAATCTTAAAAATTTTGCTTCGCGCGTTGGCAGCCAGTGTCTGGTTGCCGGTGTTAACTTGCACACTTCAAATATATTACTGAGATGCTTGGCGCTCTGAATGTCCCCGGCATCGTGCCAGCGGAACCAGAGCTGTCTCTTCACTTGGGCCACCATGGCAGGTATCCAGTCGGGCTCCATCAGGGACGCCAGACGGTAGTATTGAGCTGCTTTGATTGCAGGATATCTTGTATAATTTCCTTTTAATGCATAACAGCCCGCGCAGACTGATCCGGGGACCTTGCGCAGCTTCTTGCCTGTAATACACTCCCACGCTGGCAGGCTGTAGCTCAGGCCAGGCATTTTCTTGGTCCGGGTCATGGAGCCTGTTATTTTTTTTGCTTCTTTGACTCTCATATTAATTTAATTTTTGTTAATTCCATCTCTGAACCTTCGTCCATATCTTTGTTATGATTCAGGACCTTGTCCAGTGCTTCTCGCAGCTCCAGAATCTCCTTAGGTTGGACTCGTGCATAAAAATGGTCATCAATTGTTTGGATGGCCTGAACTAAAGTTCCTCGTTGAAGAGTTATTAATTTAATCGTGTTATCGAATGACATAATATTCCTTTCTATTTTTATTCTATTATTGGAATGTGTTCATACTATGGCGCTTGCGGCTTGTTGCTTGTTGCTTGTGTCTTGGTGCATGGAGCTCGAGCGCTTGCAGCTTCTGGCCGTTGATCCTGATCCGGGGTCCGTACTTCTCCCATCCATTGCTCATGATCTTGAGCTCAGCTGCGATGGTCAGCAGCTGTGGCCCAGAGGCATGCGAGACTTCTATTGTGAATTTTTTCATATATCCTTTCAGTGTTAACGCTGGCCCCTGAACCATGGTTCAGGGACCTGTGTATGATTTGACAAATTTATCGATCGGAAAACCATCAAACGAGATCAGGCTTCATCCTATCATCTCTGGGACAGGCTGTCAAGCTTGCAGCTTGCAGCTTGTTGCTTGTAGCTTTTTTCTTTCATAATTTTTTCTGGCCAAGCAGGCGCTAGCCTTATCCTGTACCGGCTTGACCCCAGGTCCCCTACTCTAGAATGGTGGCTAATTATTTTACAATAACGCCGCGCTAGGGGACCTGGGGTCAAGGGCGCCACTACAGGGAATACATAAATGTTTCCTAATCATGGCGCCGATTGGCTTTATGTTTTATTCAGTTAAATATAGCCAAATAAATCCAGCTACAAATAAAAAGAAATAAAACCATAAACTTTCTAAAATCATAATATCCAAAGTATTGACCAAACCATTGCAAAAATCCAAAGACCTACTGCAATGCCACAGGCAAATACTATATTAAATGGATCAATATTTTTCATTTTATTCTTCATCATTTTTACAATCTATGCACAGATTTTTAGCTCTATCTGCCCATTCATCATTTTTGGGTGTGCAACCACAACCATGACAACGATTAGCAAACATTGCATCAAGTGTATTTTGATATGCTATTTCTTTATTATTCATACCCTCCTATATAATCCCTTGACTTTTAAAAGTCAATACCTTATAAATATATTTTTAATTTAACAGAAAGGACACAATGGCTAGAGTTCGAAATAATCAAGGGCATAGATCAAAGATATTAAATGTATTTATGCGACCTTTTTTAGAACAAGAAAACACTCAGGAACGTGAAGCGTTTTTACAGGGGAGGGAAATAATAAAACCTCTCCAGGATAAGACGTGGAAACTTGCTGAGAAAATAGTTAGACGACATTATACAGATGCAGATGTTAAGATGGCTTATCATCTCCAAAATAAGTTTGAAAATGTCGATACTATTGCGAAAGATAGTTGCTTCCATTTTGGCTACTTGGCAAAAGCTGATGATGAGAACAATGATAAAAATGAGGATAACTATGTCACACAACATTTTGATTTTCGATTAGATGGAAATATAAATGGCTCGGAAAATAGTAGGCAAAATGATTTTGCTTATGCTTATTTTCGTGATGAGTTAAAAGGCAAAATTAATAAAGGGGAAAAATGTAATCCCGATATTAATATTGAACAAAAATGGGGAAATGGTAGTGGCGAAGAAAATCAATCCAATCCTCATTGGACACAAGTTGACCAAGCGAATGAAAGGGAACTTGGTTTAACTGGCGGCAAGGATAATCAAACGAGTTATGCGCGTGAGTGGAACAATGATTATCAACTCGACTTAATTGGTCGTGAATATTGCCGAGATAGGCAACTTGGTTGTGATCAAAAAGAGTTTGCAATTTTGATGACTTGGCAACAAGCCAAATCCAAATTGATCATGGCTCATACTAAATGGATTGAAACTATTTTAGAACAATGCAAAGTTTTAAAAGCGGGTTTAAGAGATCATGTCTATTTAGAACAATCCATTGATATGTGTAAGAAAATGGGTATCACAATTACTGAAACTGATATCCTTGCAACTACATCAAAAGGAATTGTGGTTTCAAATCAAGACATATTAAATCATTTAGCTAGTCTTAAAAATAAGACACAAACAAGAGAACAAAAAATCTTGGCTCGTCAAATCTACGACCAAGCCCAAAAATAGGGTATTGACATTAGTGGGATAATAGTCCATTATCCCACAATGGACACAATCGAAAGAAATAAAAAGTTCAAAATCAAATACACTAAAAAGAATGGCGAAGAAGTTAGACGTTTCGGCATTTTAACTGAGAACTGTCGTGGATTTGGGAGTAGATTAAAAGACAGTCAACCTTTTTTACATTATTGGGATTTAGATAAAAAAGGATATCGTTATGCAACCAACTGGGAGGTACTATGAGTATAAAACTACAAGGCAGTAATTTCTTCGCTACTTTTAAAACACAAAAAGAGCTGAAAGATTATATTGAAAGTCACAATCTACCTGAGGAACGTAGACTACTTTGGCTAGGTGTTATGTTTGGAAGTAATCATCTTGCCCATATTGTCAATAAAACATTTGACCTGACCTATAAAAAGGACAAAAAATGAAAGAACAAATCAGAAAAACAGTTGATGATCACTTGCCTAAATGGTTGCACTCTAGATTTTTGAGTGCAATTCATTATATTTGGGAAGTAAGAGGACAAGACAAAGAAGAAACAATTAAAAGAGTTGATAATGTTTGGGCGAGTGGACAATTCACAGATGAAGAAATGTCGTGGATAATGTTAATGTTAATTATTCCTAAAGCACATCATTTAATCAAGAACTCAGATGAGTGGCGAAACTTTCAAGCTGAGAAGAAAGTGACAAGGCATTAATGAGTGAAGTGAAATATTGCCAAGGTCCAAGTTGCCACGAGTATAAAACTAAAGACAGGATAAGAGGACATAAAGGCGATAAGCATTATGAAACGCGCAAGCGATCTCACTTCTATTATGGCAATGGAAACTTTTGCGATCAACGATGTATGTATGATTGGATTAATAAACACATTGATCATGCACTCAATCACTTCGGCAAAATACATGAGCCTAAAAGAACTGGTTGCGATAGCGCATGGTACAAGCATAGAGATTGGCGAGGTTATAACAATAGTAATTATTACTTCGTTAATGATTTACTTGGCGAACGTCGCCCAATTACAGAAGCACAATACAATGATGACAATTTCGTTAGTCCATAGCGAATGGTCAACGCGCTAGCGCGCGTTGGCTCTTGGTCCCCGCCGCTACGCGGCGGGGACCTCGTACCTCGGATCAATAGAGGTACCAAACCCAATTCCATTTAACTTTAATCAATAAAGACCGATCCCCCTTTTTTAAAAAGGGGTCCCACTACTTCAGGTTGAATTGCTTGATTTAGAGAGACAACGCTGTTAAAAACTTATTGAACATCATATTATGATGCAAAAAATTTTATAAAATTTTTATATGAATTTAAATGTAGATATTAGTCGTTTACCCGCCGAAGTTAGGCGCACTTACAGGCAGCTGCAAGTTATGCATGCCGAAAAGAAGATTCAAAATAGAGCGAAGAATGATTTTTTAAGTTTTGTTAAATGCGTATGGCCTGAATTTATTGAAGGGTCCCATCATAGACATATTGCACAAAAATTTAATGATTTATCAACCGGGAAGCTTAAACGTTTAATCGTGAATATGCCTCCGCGGCATACGAAGTCAGAATTTGCGTCTTACCTCCTTCCTGCCTGGATGGTGGGCCGTAATCCGAAACTCAAGATCATTCAAGTCACCCACACGGGAGAATTGGCTATTCGTTTTGGTCGTAAAGCCAAAAACCTGATTGACTCGGAAGAATATCACAAGATTTTTAAAACAAGTTTACAAGAAGATAGTAAAGCCGCTGGGAGGTGGGAAACAGCACAAGGCGGCGAGTACTTCGCCGCTGGCGTCGGTGGCGCGATCACTGGACGGGGTGCTGACTTACTGATTATTGACGATCCGCACTCTGAGCAAGATGCGATGTCTCCGACAGCGCTGGAGAGTGCCTATGAATGGTACACCTCTGGTCCCAGACAACGTTTACAACCGGGTGCCGCGATCGTATTAGTCATGACGCGTTGGTCGACTAAAGATTTGACGGCGATGTTGTTAAAAAATCAAAAAGAAGTGAAAGGCGATCAATGGTCCGTGGTCGAATTTCCAGCAATCTTGGACCACGGACCTGTCTGGCCCGAGTACTGGGGCAAGGAAGAATTAGAAAAGGTTCAAGCCACGCTACCCGTGGCTAAATGGAACGCGCAGTGGATGCAGAACCCCACCTCCGAAGAAGGTGCGATCATCAAGCGGGAATGGTGGCGCGTGTGGGACGCAGATTGGATTCCACCCCTGCAGCATGTCATCCAGTCCTACGACACGGCCTTCATGAAAAAGGAAACGGCAGACTTTTCAGCCATTACGACCTGGGGGGTGTTTAAACCTTCAGAAGACGAGCCGGTTAACCTGATCCTGTTAGACGCCATTAAAGGACGATATGAATTCCCGGAACTCAGACGATTGGCCCTCGATCAGTACAAATACTGGAATCCCGAGACGGTGATCATCGAAGCGAAGGCCTCGGGGCTGCCTTTGACCTACGAGCTTAGGCAAATGGATATCCCCGTTACTAACTTTACACCGAGCAAAGGAAATGATAAGCATGTAAGAGTAAATGTATGCGCACCGCTTTTTGAATCCGGTATGATTTGGGCGCCAGAACAGAAATTCGCGGAAGAAGTGATCGAAGAATGTGC